GATGTCCGTTGAGGAGTACAACGAGGCATTGAATAATCTGAAATTGGGCAGACTTTACCAAATCAAAATGGCCTACGAGGACTTGGATGCAGAGTCCGATAAGCCGGGTTCATACCTTAACAAGATTAAGGAAATCCAAGCACAGATTGATGCACTCAAACCGCAAGATTTAGGCTGGTTGCAGAAACTTGTCAATCCGCTTGTTACGGGAAAGGGCAACAATGACCTCAAAGCACAGATTGAGGATGGCTATGACGAGTATGTTGACAAACTCCGCAAGGAATACAAGGCGGTCACGGAAGCCTATACGGACTCCGATAAGACATTCAAGAAACTGAATGAGGACAAGCAGAAAGGATTGCTTGCTGACGATGATATTCTCAAAAAGGCCACCGAGCAGAATGAACTCTATGAACATAGGAAGAAAGTCATAGAGGACATAGCAAAAGCACTTGGTGTTTACGTTGAACCTTCCACAACAGGTCAAAGAAAAGGTGCAAAGAGCCAAGAGCAGGAAGACCTTGAAACGAAGATTGACTTGCTCAAGAAGTTGCAGTCCGCATACGAGCAGCTCAAAGAGTATGTTAGCAAGGAGAGGATGCCGAATGTTTTGCAAAATCTATTCTCTGCATCCGATGTGCCTTACGATATGGTAAAGCGACTCGACTTCGTTGAGCAACTTACAAAAGAGGCGGAGAAACTTTCAAAGTTCGATCCGGAGGCCGCAGATAGATTGCTTTCATCCCTGGCAAAAGACCCTACATCGCACCTTGTTGAGTCTGCCAAAGCACTTGAGAAATACCGCGAGGAAATGCAGAAACTTCTCGCGAAGGACTTTGATGTGAATGATGCTAATCTCGGATATGACATTAGCAAGATTATATCCAATCTCACAACCGCAAATCAGCAGGCAAGACTTACGGCAAGCAATCTCAAGAAAGACCTACTCGACCAAGAGGCTATAATCAAAGCGAATGTAAAGGGCAACAGTGTAGTTGCTACCGCATATTGGCTCGCCTACAAAGCGGAAGCAGAGAAGGCTATTGACGAGATTACGCAGAAAGAGATTAAAGCCAATAAGAAAGCCGCACAAGAGAAACTGAACGACCTTTCTGGAAAGGCTTACAAAGACATTCTTCGCAATAACGGACTCAACGAGAAGATGCTGTCCGATTGGGGCGATAAGTCGATAGGGCAAATTGAGGACATCATCGGGAAACTCAAGGACGCACTCAAGGACGATAATATCCTTTCGGGCGTTTCAGAGGAAGTAAAGAGCAAGGCAGAGCAGGCAGGACTATCGCTTGAAACTCTCCGCGAACTCCTCAAGACTATGCTCAATATCGACCTCGATAATACTACCGATGAAGGGTTTAAGAGGAAACTGTCCCTGACGAAAAGCATCACCTCGGAAGCATCAAAACTTGCAAGTTCTTTTGAGGACATAGGGGATGCCCTAAACAATGGCACCTTGCAGTCACTCGGAGAAGTGTTCGATTTAGGTCTTGAACTCACTGATGCAATTCTTGATAGCGATGATGTTATCAAGGACATTGCTGACAACGCTGGGAAGATTTCAAATTCCGTTTCTGTTATCACAATGATAATCAAGGTGGTTATCATTATGATTGAGAAGATTGCGGATTTCATCGCATCAAGCGCAAGGGCAGAGCAGCGGGCCATTGACAACGTAAGGGAGTTCCAAAGAGCCTTGCGCGATATAAAAGCCGAGGCGGATAACGGCATATTCGGAGATAGCCAATGGACTGAAACCTTATCACGCTTGCAGGACTATAAAGACAAGTATGTAAGCACGATTGGGGAGTTGCAGAAGGAGATCGCCAAAGGAAACGAGAATGCGGTGTGGGCTTCCATATTCTCCTTTGGCTTACCTGACCCATCTGACGAGAATATCCTTGCCGCCTATAATGCCGGACTATTCAAAGACGAGGGAAATGCAATAATAGAAACACTTGTGAAGTTCCGCGACTCCGTTTCAGAGATATTCAGTGGACTTTCCGATGATATTGTCAACAATATGGTCGAAGCCTTTGAGGAAACCGGCGACAGTGCGGCTCACCTTGAAGATGCGTTTGCCTCTATGGGTGAATCGCTTGTGAGAAGCATTATGAAATCATACTTGTTGCAGGTTGTTTTCAAGAAATACGAGAAACAGATATTTGCCGCAATAGACAATTTCGCGCAGTCTGACCGCAGTCAGGAGAACATTAAGAGAGGACTTGAGGAGGTTAAGGGGGTATTCGACCTTATGAGTGCCGACATACAGAGCCTTGCGCCATTCTTTAACGAGATACTCGGTATGGGAAAGGAAATGTTCGGTGCTTTCGAGGGTGGTGCGGAGTCTTTGGCTGACGGCATAAAGGGCATCACCGAAGATACCGCAAACTTGTTGGCAAGTTACCTCAATGCAATCCGCGCCGATGTATCATTCAACAAGACACAGATTGCGACAATCAGCACGGACATAAAGCAGATACTCGGTCTGTTACCGGCTACTCCGACACTCAATGATTACCTCAATCAGATACAGGCAAACACCTTTGATACGGCACAGAGCAATAGGGAAATTCTTTCTCGCATTGACTCCGTACTTGGTTTAGGCAACGAAGGTTCTGCACTCCGTGTAATTACTACATAGTTTTTTCAAGGTTTATTGAAGTAAATTTCTATCTTTGTTGCAGTATGGTTGACTCGAAGAACTTACATATAGCGAACTATCACAAGTTCTACATTCAAGCATCTACGGACGCCTCCGCAGTTGATACCAGAGCGACATTCGGTATGATTGCGAAGGTCAATCCGTTCCCACTTCTCCCCAATGCGAAAGCACCGTACAAGAACGATTGGCTTGACGAGAACGGGGATGAAGAATATGTTGCATCAATGCACTACGAGGCTATCGAATTTTCGGTAGGCTTCTTCGTGCGGACTGTCGGAACTACATCAGCGAAAACAATCCATACTTGGGTTGACTCCTTTTTCTCCAAAGTCAAACAAGGGTACTTCAAGACCTTTGACGAGTCCACGGGCATAGGTTTTCAGAATGTCCGCTATGTCGGCTACAAAGAGGACTCATTCCTTGAGGGCGGTAAGGGTAGCGACCATTTCACGCAGTCCGTGTTTACAATCACTTTCAAGGCGAATGACCCCGTGACTCGGATGAAACTCTATAACGGCTCAATAGTAACGGAATAATGGCAAAGTTCAGTATCATAGATGCGACAACGGGCGCAGTCAAGTATTCCGGCGCACCGAAGTACACGGGTTCCTATTGCAAAGTTTCCGTACTTGAGTTCACGGAGATTTCCTCGCCAACTCCGATAAATTGGAAAGTAGGCGATTATGTGGTCTATAACGGCACTGGACGGACGGGACTGACATACAGACTATATGACATTCCACAGCCCAAGAAACGGGCTAAAAACACCCTTTATGGCGGTGCTTTCGTCTATTCCAATGTTCAGTTCTTTACCGACACGAAATTGCTTGAGATAGAGCCGTTCCGTGACCTCGTACCGGCAGACAATAACATTCATTTCACAACACAAGCATCTTGGAGTGTATGGACTAATGCCGCCAACCTGATAGACCGCTTCAATGCGGTGATGAACACGGCATATCCGAACAAATGGGAGTTCAGACTTGTGGATGCCGATGCGGAGGAAACACCCGACCTTTACAAGTTGCTCTATGACACTTGGTTTGACTTCACGATTAGCGGAGAGAATATACTGCAAGGACTTACCAAGTTGTATGACCTTTGCGGAAACATAGGCTGGGTGCATAGTGTTGAGAACGGCAAGAACATAATAACTGTCGGTATTCCTCCCGTTTATACCGCAGGCATAGGCACCGTGACCGAACTCTACAAGTACGGCATAGGCAACGGACTGACCGAAATCCGCAAATCCACAACAAACCGCGATACTCTCAAGACGAGGCTTTTTGTCTATGGCAGTACGCGGAATATGATTGCACGGTACTACAACAACCTCACACCGGCTATCAAAGACAACGATTCTGTCTATATCCCTAACTTAATGCTTCCTTTAAGCGAATGGGGTACAACAGACGGCAAGAAGGATGCGAGCAAGGCATATATCGAAAACAATGTTGCCTTGTATGGCCTTCGCCCCGATACGGTCTATTTTGACGGAAGTAACGGCAATAGAGAGATATATCCGTCATTGGAAGAAACTACCATTGGCGAATTAAAACTCGCTATGCAGTCCACCGACCCTTACTACCCGATTACAGGGAAACACGCGGACACCGTGCGTCTTGACGAGATTGAGGCGGTAAGCGGAATAACCGATGACGGGCAGAAGTCAACTGGCGGCGAGAAATATCAGTATTCTGAAACAAAGAATACACAAGCATTTTCAGAGCAGAGGGGTGCCGGAGGCTCGCAGTATTTCGATGAAACGCTTGTCACCTTCAATGCGAGCTATAATGGGGACCTCTCGTTGGATTTCTCCGCAGTAGCACCGACGATTACTGATACAAGCTCGGTAATCACCCTGATAACACTTTGCCTCCGTGTGATTGTGGGGACAAAGAAGCAAGATTATAATCTTACTTGGCAAAAGAGTGGAAGTGTTTATACGCTATCTATCCCGAATGTGTCCACATCTTGCAAGAGTGGCGATTCCGTAAGCATCCGCATAATCGGCACAATAGACAGCACACCTACGCAGGGGGCTACCTTCGCAATAGTATCCACCGCATCCACGCTTACGGCGGAATACGCAACGAAGGGCGCATTGTCAAATACCACCTTCACGATCACCATACCGCAGATAGGTTTTGACATCAGTAAGAGAGCAAGATTGGGGACAGAGGGGCTTGCCACGATTTCTATGAAGGACGGGATGTGTGGCGGAAGGTCTTTCGTTGTCAAGTCTTGCAGTTACAATTCCACATTTGATTCTTGGGTACTTACTCTTTATCGCGGCCTTGACGAAAGCCTTGATACGATTTTCCCGAACACTACATACCCGATAGCAGTTGGCGACCACTTTGTGCTTCTTGATATTGCTATGCCCGAAACCTATATCGGTATGGCCGAGCAGAAACTATTAGCAGAGGCGACTGCTTTACTCGCTGACATTTCTGTTCCAAAACCTTTCTATGAACCATTGGTTGATGCCAAGTATATGACTGACAATAATCGCTCTCTCATGGAAGGGCGGTATATGCAGTTGCAGGATACGGACATTGTTGACGGAACGGAGTATGTGCTGATTGATACACTTGTTATCAATGAGGGCGAAAGCAATATACCGACCTACAAGGTTACATTGAGGGAGCAGAAAAGGGTTGAGTATTCCAATTCGCAATCTTCTTCCGTTAACACGCTCACGAGTCTCGCTTCTGGTGCTTCCGTACAGACAACGGTTGCTCCCGTACTTGTAAATGATTATTTTGAGTACAATGCGGAAACACACACTTTGATAGTCAAAAAAGACGGTGACGAGCCCGTGCATTTCGGCTCCTACGGAGAAGTCTTTGCTGGTGGTATCGGTAGCGGTAGTGGTAGCGGTTACATCCCGTTGTCTCTCATCGAGGCGACCGGAGACCTCATCGTGGGTTCAGGTGTCGCAAGCGCATCTCGGCTCGCTATGGGTTCTGCCGGACAGGTCCTGAAGGTCAACGCTCTTGGGACTGGCTTGGAATGGGGAACAGGTGGAGGCGGCGGAGGTGGCTCGGTAAACCAAATCAACCTCGGCTCTACCCCCTACACCCCCGTCAACGGAATCGTGAGCCTACCTGCATATCCCGTAGTCCCCACCGCAGTCAGTCAGCTCGTCAACGATAGCGGATATATCAACAATCAAGGAGCAATCACGGC